CGCAGGCGTTGATAGTTTATATATTGATATGGATGGCTATGTTTGGACTGCTAGTTGTCGAGTAGGTGGCAGACTAGGGAATGTGTTTGAAGACTTCCGTGTTCCAGAAGATTGGATTGATTGCACACGCAACACTTGTAGTTGTGGTGCTGATTTATTTGTTCCCAAAACTCAAAAGATAGAATTTAAATCTCTATTACGTAAAGGACAAGGTCTAGAAGGAGTTCCTGAGTTACGTAACGATTCTTTAACAGAGTTTGTTGCGTTAGAGCGCACACATGCCAGCAACCAAAAACAAGTCTATTGGGAAATAGGTCGTCGATGCAACTACGACTGTTCTTACTGCTGGCCTTGGATACATAATAACACTGATAGACATAAGACATTAGAGGAGTTAATGAAAGCAACTCATAATGTAGAGCAACATTTTACTAAAGGCGAAGCAGTTAATTTTATTATCAGTGGTGGTGAGCCTACTGCTAATAAAGATTTTTTAGATTGGTTGCGTTATTTAAACGCTTGCGGGCATCATGTTAGCTTGCATAGCAATGGATCACGTTTGCCTGATTACTATCGTGAAATTATACACTATGGTGATTTAAATTTATCAGTGCATTTTGAATTTTATGATAGAGAACGTTTTGTTCGAGTAGTAGAAGCTGTTGCGCACGAAAAAGCAACTACAGGCGATTGTGGTCATTTAGAAGTTAAGTTTATGATGGCTCCGCAAAATCGAGACGAAACACTTAGTTTAGAAGAAGAACTTAAAGCCCTGCCACACTTTAAAGAATGGTGCACCTGGGCAATCGTTCCTATACGCGGGAGCCTTGAAAACAAAAATATTGAAGTAGGCACAGGCGCAGGCAGCGAAGTTATGGAAGGCTATTCTAAAGAAGATTATATACTGTTTGGTGATCGGAAATAATATGGATAGAGATACATGGATTGCAAAAAACATACTTCCTAAAAATACAAGTGAACGAAGACTTCGTAAAAATGTAAAAACTGTTGATGTTTCGTATGCTACTCGAAAAACAAAATTAACATTGTGTGTCCTCCCAAGTTGGGCAGTGTTCATGCCCCCATACAATATGGCTCGATTGTCCGGATTAACTCGAGAAGCAGGTTATCTAACAAAAGTTTATGATTTTAATGTCGATGCATACCATAAAGTTATAGAAGCAAATGAAGATTTAACAAATGCGTGGGATAGTGGTAATTGGTATTTTTGGAGATACCCAGAATACTATGATATAGTTCACCCTACACTTGAACCTATACTAAAAGATTATATTAATACGTTACTTAATGATAATCCTGATATAATAGGATTTAGTCTTTATTGGTCTAATTTAGAAGCAACTAAGTGGGTATTGCAAGAAATAAAAAAACGTCGACCAGATATTACTATTATCATCGGGGGACCGCAGTGTGCCGAGAAACCATTTGAAAAACCAAATTACGTTGATTATTATTTTGTCGGAGAAAGTGAACAAAATTTAATAGATTTTCTAAACAATTGGGAGCAAGGTATTAAACCCAAAAGTCCAGAGATCGGAAGTTTATATAGTGACACAAGAATCGATATCGATAGTTTACCCTATCCAGATTACAGCGATTTTGACCTAGACAAATACTGGGCAAAAAACAGTGTATGTTCAGAGATAAGCAGAGGGTGTGTTGCTAAATGTGCATATTGCACTGAAGTGTGGTATTGGAAATTTAGAGATAGGGGATCAAAATCTGTTCTTGATGAAATTGAGTATCAAGTTAAAACATATGATATTGAATTTATACAGTTTGTTGATAGTTTAGTTAATGGTAACCTTAAAGAATACCGAGCCTTTTGCGAAGGACTAGTTGAAAGAAAACTCAATGTAGCCTGGTGGGCGTATGCTAGAATAGATGGGCGTATTGACTTAGAATTTTATAAATTAATTAAAGCCGCTGGAGCAGTTGGGTTTAGTTATGGTATAGAAACTGGAAGTGATAAAGTTTTATTGGCAATTAATAAAAAGAATACCGTTGCTGAAGTAAATCAAAATCTTATAGATGCACATTCGGTAGGTTTAAAATCTAATTGTTGTTTAGTAATAGGAGCACCAGGCGAAGATATCGAAGCATTAACACATACAATGAACATGCTTTGGAATCATAGAGCCCGTATATCTGCTGTTTCACCGGGAGTAGGATTAGGCGATGCAAAAGGCTCGTTATATGATGATAGAGATCGATACGCAATAAGTAATAGAGACAAGGAATGGTTAGCTGGTTGGTGGTCGTTAGATTTTACCAACACTAAAATACATCGGTATGTTCGAATTAAATTAATTCACATGTGGATAGAAGAATGTGTTGAAAGTGGAGGCACATTGGAAAACATTCACAAAACCGGCAGCGAAGATATTACTAAACACTATACTTGTAAGTTTGATTCTGACCTTATACATAATCATGTTGATTATGAAAATTTTGATTATAATATTATTAAATCAGGCCATGGTGATTTTGCAGATAGTTTAATGAATGAGGTTTTTGGATTTTTAAGGATGCTGTGGAGGACCAAAGGTGGTTATGAAATAACTATTAATTTTGATCCTACTCAAGATAGGAATGATTTCATGCCTGTAATGACTCGTCCGGATATGTTCGAATACACAGCTAAAATATATTTTAAAATTGATGATGATGGGAATTACATCTCTAATATGAATTTTAAATTTGCAGATCTTGACAAACCTTATTTTATTAGCAATAAGGATTTTGAATATTTTTTTAATGATTCGGGTAAATGGGAAGAGTCTGTTAAGACTAAAGAAAAGAAAGTATTTTTTGCTAAAATTGAAAATTTTAAAAAACCAGTTGAAGCAACATTTTCTAATATCGATGTTACTTCACAAAATTATCTATATGACCTAATAAGAAGTTTACCGTCTGATGCTGAAGTAGTCGATATTAAGGCTAGTTTAGGAGGAATATCTGCTATACTTGCTAGTGTTAATTCTAAAATAAAGGTCCATGCATTTGAAGAGTTTAAAAATGATTGGGTCTATCATGTTTATACTCTATTACAACCTTACTTGCAAAAACAATTAGAAGAAACAATGTTTACAGAATTTAGAGATAAAAAGAAAGCTAAAAAAATTATTCAAAGATTAGAAGAAGATTTTAAATTAGATCCTAGTGGAAAATTAGTGTTTGAAAGAAATACAGCTAACTTTAAGAATATTATTTTATATCCAACTAAACCAGAAGTATGGACGACCCCGATACATTTTTGTATCACATCAGATTATGAAAATCCAGACATACAAAACAATATTAATTATTTTAAAGATTCTATAGTTTCAGGTGGATATCTATCAGCTACTTTATATACTGATAAACATCCAGATATTAAGGATGAAATAGACAAATTACTCAGCGCCGGGTGGAAACAAAAATACTACCAAGGAGCTGTAATAATTATACAAAAACCTTAAATTTCATTTTGAGATTTAATTTTTTCAGATATTAGTGTTGCAAATCTTTTAACACAGTTTAAATTAGGGTGTCTATCGTTGGGAATAATATCATCTTCAGTGAATGTCATAGACCAACTTTGCCCATCTCCCCACCAAGGTGGCGCCGGATCAAATACTCTAGTATTGTTTAGCGGGATAAAATCAATCCAATTTTCTTTATTACTCATGTTCCAAAGATCATAATTTAATGTGTTGTTAAGAGTGGCAAACTTTTTATGTTTAGATGCAGTTTCTTGATAGTTCTGATATTTTTCAGTTTCACTATCCCAGCCTCCCATGCTTCTCCAAAACGTATATGTAATGTTATTAGCTTTTAAGAAATTTTCTAATAACATTACACTAGACATATAACTGAGCCAATGATCCATGTCGTGGCCATTTATCATAACTTCTTTTAAATATGTGTATAATTCGTCTATAATGGGTTTCATGTAACTGTCGGGTCGCTCTAGTAACACGTGATTAAAGTTTGCAAAAAGATTTTGAGACGGTATAAATTTTAATACACGTTCTATAGTTGTCCACCCAGCGCACACATGAAGATCTTTTCGGTCTTCTTCGTCAAGGCTCGATATATAATGAATAACCGAATGTGCAATATTTGTATTACTATTGCCATCTTCAGATAAATCTATAGAATTGCATCTTAAATTATTTGCGCATTGGGTTGATAATGTATGCAAGTTTCTAAGATTAGTATAGTAGTCATACATTTTTTTCCCTAATTCTGGATCATCCCTCCATGTGTCTCGAGCAGTTGCCCAGGGAACAGTTGGATTATAAAAATCCCAAGCAACCCCGTCACCGGCGGTAAAACTACATCCTACAAATATTAACTTCTTCATATTTGTTTTATATTAATAATTTTTTTATTCTTAGTAAGCCAGCTTTTAATTTGATTATTAACAAAATGATCGAATTTTTTTAGGTTACCATGTTTATCTTCTAATCCTAATCTTTCTAGTTTGTAAGATAAATTAGTATAAATTGTTTCTAACTCTTCACTACTTAAATTCCACAATGCTAGATGTTCAGGATGATGTATAGTATTATACCAAAGATACACACTATGCTGATCGCAAAACTTAACAAAATTTGCCATCTCCCACCAATTATCCCGCATAGGGTTAATCATTACACTTAAAATTCTGTTGTTAGCATGACAATATTTTTTAAAAATTTCAAAATTTGCCATCAACTCGTCGAAGTCTCCGTTGAGTCTTATTGCTTCATAAGTTCTTTTATCAAGGCTATCGATGCTGATATTTAAATGTATATTACATGTATCGAGTATTCTCTGAACTTGTTTATTATATACAGTTCCGTTAGTGGCAATTGTTATTTTTAACTGAGGGTTTAGTTCTGCTACAATCATACAAATATCATATACAATTTTTTGTGCGAACGGTTCACCACCATTAAAACGTAGCTCCTCTAAATGAGGTATAAATTCTTTTAATTGTTCAACAAATTGATTACCATATACCATTGGTAGAGGCGGAAGTTTGTCTCGATTTTTTCTAATACCGGAACTAAGCCTGCCCTCACACATAATACATTCTAAATTACATTGATTGCTTAATTCTAACTCAAGCATAGTTGGATAATCCTTAACGCTAATATGATCATATGCCATAGCTAGCGGCCAATTATCAACTTTAATTTTATCTTTGCATACCTTGCATTGTTGATCAAATATATTATTTTGTAAGTTATTCCTAAAATGATTAAACCCTGGACCATTCCATATGTCTAATATATTTTTATCTTCACTCCATGTGTCGACTTCTCCTACAGTTAACCAACAAGGGCTAATCCTACCATCACTGGTAAAATACATATTATTGAAAGGCGCCAAACAAGGGCTTCTAGTATCAACTGCTTTGCTTATATCATGATTAATTCTTTTTTGATTATAAGCAGTTATTTCTTCTTTAGTTAGAATGTTCATTTAGTAATTTATACCAATCTGGAAAAACAGTTTCAAACTTTTGATTTCTAATTTTGTCAACTTCGTCTACTTCTACTAGAAACTTATCCAGTTCCGACTCGCTTGGTTGATTTAAAAAATTCAATATTTCCTGAATACCAGCAACATGGCTGTTTTTATATTTTTCTACAAGAATGTCTTTGATCTGTTTTGGTAAATTTTTTATACAGTTAAAGCTGGTATAATGTAATATATTAAATTGAGGTTTGATCTCTTGGGATATAATCCAGTTATAAATTTCTTCAAGATAAAAAATATTAAAATTACTGATTGTAGGAATAATAGTTAACATGACATTGGGATTATCTCTAGTAATATCCTTGTAACGTTTTATGTTTTCTTCTATTAAACTAAAATTAGCAGGATACCTTTGATACTCGTAACGCTGATTAATATCGTCAATGCTTAGTAAAATTTGAGCCTTTTTAAATTTTTTAATATATTGTAACACACGATCACTAACAATAGTTGTATTAGTATTCATTAAAAATGTAATATTTTTTAATAGATCCATACTGTCTAAAGTTTTTAACAATTTTATGTTTTCTGGACTGCTCATTGGTTCACCGCCTGTTATTTCTAGATGCTCTAGATTTTTAAGCCAGTCTATAAAAACTTCTTCGTTGTCAGTTTCAAAAAACTTATTTTCTAACCAGTAGTCACTTTTATATTCCCAGTCATGCCGGTCTTCGACAATTCTAATTCCATAGCGTTGTTTATGTTCTTTATATAGTGTGCTGGATGCAGTAGGTCCGCATATTCTACATTTGAGATTACAGACGTTACTAAGTTTTAAATCTAATGCTTTTGGCCCGGATTCTGAAATATTTGTGAATTTAAAAGATGACAGATCTAGATCTTTGATAACTCCTTGACGCATGCTGGGTAGTCCTGCTTCTTCCTCTTCCCAACACTGATGGCATTCCTTGGGTTTTTCTCCGTCTAAAAATGCCTGTCTTAAATCTCTAAAACCTCTTGAATTCCAAAGGACGTCAATCCTTCCATCCTTCATATTAGGTAATTGAAATTTATTCTTAGGATGGGGCTGTGCAAATTTGCAACAGGGTCTCAGTGATCCGTTAACGTCTGTTGACAGATTGAACCACGGCATAGTGCAAAAATTATCATTCATAATTTTTTAATAATTCATCCAGTTCAGGAAAAATCAATTCAAATGATTCTTTCCTATAGTTATCATGTAGTCTTATATTTTTATAAAATTCATTTATATATTTTTGATCATTTTCATTCATCATCATAAAATCAATAATATTACTGATAGAAATTGAATCTTTATTCAGTTTCACAGATGAGTCGATGGTTTCTAACCTTTCCTTAATAACTTTTTTAACATCTATTGGTAGATTTTTAATGCTAAAATGATCAGGCCAGTGCAATAGATTTAACCAAACTTGTAGATTGAATTTCTCTGCTTCTTTAAAGAATTCAGGAAGATATAGGACATTTAATATCCCAACGGTGCAGTAGATATTAAATTCATAATTTAAATTATGCGTATTAGCATGCTGGATAAACAGTTGTAAATTTTGAAATATTTCTGTGTATACTGCGTTCTTACGTTGATACTCAAATCTTTCAAATATATCATCTACGCTAAAATTAATTGTTACAAATTCACAACCTTCCCAATATTTAAAAAACTCTGGATTAAATTGTGTTGAATTGCTATTATAAAAGAATCTTAATTGTTTTTTATCGCCATAGGTAGTTACTATTTCTAAAACTCGACTATGTTCTTGCTGTAATAAAGGTTCCCCACCGTAGAACTCAACATCAGTCATTCTAGGTGCCCATTGTTTTAATAGCTCTTCATTGTATGGATTTTCAAAAAGTTTTTCTTTAGAGTTTGCTGTATACATTTTTATTACGTTTGTATCAGCAAGACCTAGATCTTTATGTTCTTTAATCCATTGACTAGATAAAAAAGGAGTGCATATTCTACATTTTAAGTTACATAGATTGCTTAGTTTTAAATCTAAATGATCGGGACTTTGACTAGGCAATTTAACAAACATGTTATAACGTGCATTTTTCTTACCACCATTTTCTACAATTTGTCGCAGACTTTTAATACCGGCAGCTTCCTCAGTCCAACACTGTTTACATCCCTCAGGCTTTTCTCCACGCATAAATTGCTCACGCAGTTGTTCAAACTCTGGTTGATGCCATAGTTCTTCTAAGTTTTTATTAGGCAAATAGTTATCATCATTTAAATCAGGTGCGACTCCATTTTTATACTTGCAACAAGGTTTAGCGCGACCATCAGGATCAATTTGCAATCTTGCAAATGGTAAGACACAAAACGAGTCAGGGATATTATTTGCAATATCTTCGTCTTTAAGTTCGCTAGGCTTTGTTTTTCCAATAAGTTTAGTTGTAATACCCCAATTATATACTTCGTCAATTTTTTTACAAAGCCCTACAATTTTTGACCAGCTCCAGTCATATGGGTCATTAGAAAAATCCCATTCTTTTTTCTTCATAGTGATTTACACATATTATAAAAATCAACATATTCCGGAAATGTTGATAGTAAATTTAGATTCCTGCGATAATCGTAAGTATCAAACCATTCTGCAAATTTACGTCGTTGGCTAGTTGTATCAGTTTTATTTTCTCTTATACTTGTAGCTAAATTTTCTAAAAATACAATATACTCGTTCCACCGTCCATACACATCATCTACTTCCGGCATGTCGTCTATTATCTTCATGTAATTTACACAGTTATCGATATAGTCGGCAAAATCAGGAGTTAATATTAACGGGCTTTGCCAATCTGGAAAACTAATGATATTATGTTTAAGGGCAACCGGTCTTCCATAAGTTCTATACAACTTTTCAGCCCATACTACAAAGTCTAACAAAGTTGGAATATTCAATACATTTAAACTTAGAATAAACCCAAATCCAAATTTTAAATCTTTCTTTGATAGTAGTGTATCTATGTTAGAACTAAAACGTTTCCAATTAACCCCATTGCGGATGTATTCTGCTCTGCCCCCTAGACTTTCCATGCTAACTAAAATTTCAACATCAAAAATTTCTGTTATTTTTGGTAGATATTTAAAAAACTTTTCTAGATAGTTAGGCGGAGTGTTCATATTAGTAACAATCCAAAATGTCATTTTCTTTTTACGTAAATGTTTAATAGGTTCCATACTAGAAATTAACCTATCTACAAATGTGTAAAACTCGGGAGTAATTAAAGGTTCCCCTCCAATGATTCCCAATCTGCCTATATGCATTTTAACACTGTCAAACCATTGCCAATATTTTTCATTAAAGCTAGGTGCGGCTTCGGGGAACTCGAGATCATACTGTTCTTGAGTAATTTCACCCCATTTAATTTTTTCAGTCCCCCACTGTGTAGAATAATGATGACTACAATACATACATTTCATATCGCATGTATTACCGAGACTTACTTCTAACATATACGGATGATAAGAAGCTAATATTGGATCTCCAATATCGGTAATTTTTTTAAGTTCAGTCCGTAATCTATCATCAGTGTAAGGCAATACTTGTTCTACGCGATTTATTTTGTTTAAGTATTCCCATGCTAACTCGGGACTATGTCTTGGACTTTTCATTCCGCTGTCTTCTAATTTCCAACAGCTTATGCAATCATCATGTCGTATACCTTGTATAAGATCTAGTCGACTTTGTTTCATGCTGGTAGAATTTAAGAACGCCTCTGTTCCTTTATCTGCTAAATCTTGTTCAGAAATTACTTTCGAAGGAGTTCTGCAACAACTACGGAACTCTCCTCTTTGTAAATTAAAAATTGGATAGTTCCATTTAAGATCGCAAATAGTTTTAACCGGATCAGACATTAACTGTTTCCTTTGTAGACATGATATCAAAATTACAATGACACATAGTCTTACTACATATAACAGGCTGTATAGAAAGATTCAATGCTGGATCATCTATTCGACCTAACATTCCTCCTTCTTTGCACCATCCACGATATATAGTTCCATCCATGTCTACAATAAGTTGTTCTACTCCTGCGTAGCACTTCCATCCTGACCAATCATTAGTCTTATCACTAATAAATCGATGAGCACTAGAAACCCGACTTTCTCCATCTGCATTTACCATTCTCATTGCACCTCGATAGTAATCAAAGCTCTTGGTAAATTTGATATGTTTTGTTATTAGCTCGTGTTGTTTGTCGAATATCTTTTTTTGGAAATCGTTATAGTCGTATAACGTATCGCCGAAATCATGTATCAACGGTTGTAACGCCATTGATATATTACCTAAATTTTTAACCTTATTTGCTACAGCATAGCAATGATCAAATTTTTCAGGGCTCATCATAATGTTTACATGAGTTCGAACATCGTCATGCAGAATTTTTACTACATCAATAAAGTGTTTTTCTTCTGCAAATTCTGGATGATAACTCAAACATACGTGATCAAAGTATTTTTTGTTTTCTTCCCAGTAACGTGCAGTTCTGCTACCATTACTGATTAATCCTACTTTAACTCCTTGTTCAGAGCAGAACTGGCAAATTTCTATAAAATGTTTGTATAGAGTAACTTCTCCTCCAGTAAACTCAAAATATAATGTTTTACCAGGATGAGCTTCTTTTACTTTAAGAATAAAGTTTTTAATGATATCAGGTTCGGGCCACCGTTTACTTGCGTCATGCAAACCGGACGGGCAATAACTGCACTCAAA